TTACCGCTACAAGTAATTCATTCACTTTATAGCATAACAACATATTTATATAAAAAGATTCTTATGAACATTAAATCAGCATTAGACAATTATCTTGGTAAATCTGTAAGATTTTCACAGGAAGACAACGGAGACGGAACCAAACAAGTTTGTGACTTGGATACAGGTGATTGTTACACAGTGAGAGAAAGAGACGGTCTTATCGAAAGAGCGGGTCATCAAACTACAGCCAACAGAAAGGTTAGAGTAGAAACCCCTAACGGAATAAAAACATTATTAAATGGTTAACAAATGAGCTTAGATAAAAAAATTATCAAGGAGATTGAAAGACATAGAAAAATCAATCAGTATATTTTAGAACAAGTAGGAGCAGCACCTGAAGAGGATGTATTAGGAGCATTAGCCCCCGCACCGGGAGCTGAAGCAGCACCGGCACCAGCACCTGCAGAGGCAACACCTCCACCAGCACCAACAACTGAACCACAACCTATTGATGTTGAATCAGATCCTGATGTAGAAAAGATTGATGACGAAGGTGAATCACAAGAAGGTGGAGAAGAATCAGGTTCTGAAGAATTAGACATCACTGAATTAGTTGATTCACAAAAAAATATTGAAACCAAACAAGAAGAGTATTTCAATAATTTATTCAACCAACTTAATGATTTACAATCTAAGTTAGGTGAGATGGATAACATTATGAACAAACTTAACTCTCTTGAGAATAAGATTGAAAAATATAGAGAAAAAACTCCACAAGAAAAGTTAGAGTTGAGAACCTATGACTCTTATCCATTCAGTCAAAAACTTTCACAATTTTTTGATGATAAGTCAGAAGAAATGGAAAAGACCGGAAAAAATGATTATGTTTTAACTGCAGACGAAGTTACTGATATTAATGTAAATGACATTAAAAATTCCTTCCAACCTGGTGGAGGAATGGATAATGAAGTTTACAAAACTTCATTCAGATAAAACTGAACGAAACGTTTGAAAGGTACCTTCGGGTACCTTTTTTATTTGACTTATTCTTACTTTTACTTATCTTTGTTTATATAATTTATGGCACAGTACGAAAAAAATCAGCAAGGGGGCGGGGCCCAATCGAAAATGTCGCAAGACGAAAGAATGAAAAAGTATTTCGCTTTAATCTTAGGAGATAAAGAGAAATCAGGACAGAGAAGAGTTAGAATTCTCCCTACACCAGATGGTTCATCACCATTCAAAGAAGCATGGTATCATGAAATTCAAGTGGGTGGACAGTGGCAGAAATTCTACGATCCAGGAAAAAATGACAACGAACGTTCACCTTTGAATGAGGTTTACGAAGAATTGATGTCTACAGGTAAAGAGTCTGACAAATTATTGGCGGCTCAGTATCGTTCACGAAAATTCTATATTGTGAAAGTAATTGACAGAGACCACGAGGAAGACGGTCCAAAGTTTTGGAGATTCAAACACAACTTCAAGAATGATGGTATCCTTGACAAAATCATTCCTATTTGGAGAAACAAAGGGGACATTACTGACCCTGAAAAAGGACGTGACTTAGTCATTGAACTTGCTAAAGCAAAAACCCCAAAGGGTAAAGAATACACAACAGTATCGACTATTATGTATGATGACCCAAATCCTGTACATGAAGATAAACAACAGGCAAAGGCTTGGATGGAAGATGAATTGACTTGGTTGGATGTTTATTCCAAAAAACCTGTTGATTATCTTGAAGCAATTGCAAGAGGAGAAACCCCTAAGTGGGATTCAGAAAAAGGTGGTTACGTTTATGGTGACAGTTCCGTTGAAGAAACATTTATCGGAGGAGGTTCCAAGAAATCTTCATACGTAGATCCTCAGATGGACGACGAACCATCATCAGATTTACCATTCTAATTAAACAACTCAACTCGGACATTAATTCAGTGTCCGAGTTTTACTCACATTCCTTATGGCAATTAAAAAGAACGACTTCGAAAGTTTGAAGAAAAAATTCTCAACTTCAGCAAAATATAAACCTCAAAGATTTTTTGATTTGGGTGGAGATTTCTTGGACGCCGTTGGACTTCCTGGACCTGCCATTGGACATCTTAACATGTTCTTGGGACACTCCGATACTGGTAAGACTACTGCTTTGGTAAAGACTGCGGTTGATGCGCAAAAGAAAGGTATTCTTCCTGTGTTTATTATTACAGAACAAAAATGGAGTTTTGAACACGCCAAATTAATGGGATTTCAGTGTGAGGAAATTGTTGATGAAGAAACAGGTGAATTAGATTGGGATGGATTTTATATCTTCAATAACAACTTCGATTACATCGAACAGATAACCGACTACATCAACACTTTGTTAGATGCTCAAGAGAAAGGTGAATTAGATTATAGTTTATTGTTCCTTTGGGATTCTGTTGGTTCCGTTCCATGTAAGATGACCTTTGAGGGTAAAGGTGGTAAACAACACAACGCTTCTACTTTGGCAGACAAAATTGGTATGGGTATTAACCAACGTATTTCAGGTTCACGTAAAGCGGATTCAAAATATGAAAACACTTTGGTTATTGTTAATCAGCCTTGGGTTGAACTTCCTGATAATCCTTTTGGTCAACCAAAAATTAAAGCAAAAGGTGGTGAAGCAATTTGGTTGAACTCATCTTTGGTATTTTTGTTTGGTAATCAAAAAGGAGCGGGAACTAACAAGATTACTGCAACAAAAGATAAGAGAAGTGTTAAGTTTGCTACAAGAACTAAAGTCTCTGTATTGAAAAACCACATCAATGGATTGGGATATGAAGATGGAAAAATTATTGTAACACCACACGGATTTTTAGCGGGTAAAGAAGCTGCAGAAGAAAAGACATCCATTGAAGCTTACAAAAAAGAATATGCCGATTATTGGAAAGATATTATCGGTTCTGATGGGGACTTTACCTTGAAAGAAGAAAAAGAAGACTAGTTTATTGTTTCACATTAAAATCACGAGTTGTGATTAAAACATTATTAGTGGACGGAGATAATCTGTTCAAAATAGGATTTCATGGAGTAAAAGAGTTGTACAATGGTGGAGAACACTTAGGTGGAATCTACCATTTTATTAACATCTTAAGAAAGTTTTTGGAAGAACATAATCATGACAAGGTTGTGGTCTTTTGGGATGGAAACTCCAACTCATCTATACGGAAATCCATTTATCCTCAATACAAAGCAAATCGTCGGCAAGATATGAACGAGTATAAGTACGAGTCATATCTACAACAAAAATCGAGAGTTAAACAATATCTCGAAGAAATCTTTGTTCGTCAGGTTGAAATGATGAACAATGAGGCAGATGACCTAATTGCTCACTATACCAAGATTTCTGTTGATGAGGAAATTATTATATTTTCCGCAGACAAAGACTTAACCCAACTTATATCAGAACGAGTTACAATCTATTCTCCGACCTCCAAACAATATTATAGGTATGGAGACATGATTACTATCAATAAGGTCAACATACCCCACCAAAACGTCTTATTAACCAAAATTTTGACAGGGGATAAGTCCGACAACATAGATGGTATTGAAATGTTGGGGGAAAAGACTTTGGTTAAATTATTCCCTCAGATGTTGGAAAAATCATGCACTATCGAGGAAATATTAGATAACGCACGAAATATCGAGCAAAAGAAAAAACCAAAGGCGTTAGAAAACATTTTGATTGGTAAAACTAAAAGCGGTACATTTGGAGAACAATTCTTTGAAACAAACAAAAAAATCGTGGATCTTCACAATCCTTTAATCACTGATGATGGAAAAGAACTTGTGGAACAGATACATACAGACACAATAGACCCCACCGACCGTGGATACAAAAACTTGATGAGAATGATGATGGAGGACGGACTCTTCAAGTACCTACCTAAGAACGATGAGGCTTGGGTAAATTTCCTCCGACCATTTATGAAACTTACACGAAAAGAAAAACGAAACACAAACAAAAATTAAAAAAACTTTATGAAAGAGCAAGACAGCACTAAAATGGAATTTCTTCTAACCCTTAACGACAACATTGTTGTCCAAAGGTATTTCAATGTTAGAGGTTA